TTATTACTAAATAAAGACATATCGTCGCCGCAGAGGGGCAACTGGCACAATCCAGTTGACGCCCCTCTTTTTTTGTGTTAAAATAAAACAGTTCAACACTTTTCTATTATGGCAAACGCAATCGTAGTCCTGTCTGGTACACACGAACGTATTATTTGTGACCTGCAGGAAGTACGTGAAGGAGACGAGCAAGATGGCAAGCCCATTTGTCTCATCATGATTCGACCCTACACTTTGAACCTAGAACAGGGTCCTGAAACGGGGCGTCAGGAAGTGCAAGTCCGATTCAATAAGTGGCTTCCATTCTCTATTGATACACAATTTAAAATTCCATTCTCTTCCGTAACATGTGTTGGTGCAGTGGATCCTGGTTTGGAAGAAGCTTATACAAGAACTGTAGCACAAGCAGTAGAACAAGAGCAAGCACAAGTGGAAGCAGCAGCTGCTGAAACTGGATTTGTTCCAGTAGTTGAGGAGGTAACTGATGCTGAAGCTCCTGCGGTTTGAGAGTCGCTGGATAGTCAGCGAAGTTGAAGAGATTCCTGGTGTTGAGTTCGGGGATCCCGATTGTGTGCTAAAATACCCCTGTGAGGTAACGGAAGATGGTCTCACCACCTTCCCACCTTTTTCCGATGACCGTGAGTTGGCGGTCAGGTCTTCAGACATCACTTTGATTGCTGAACCTGATAGCAAAACCGCATCGCTTTTTTACGAAATCAAATCTGAATGAAGTTTTACACCAGTGTTGAGCAAACAGGCAATACGATCCTAGTCCGTGGGTACGACCACGGTCTGCCTTTTGAAGATCGTGTCAAGTTTAATCCTACACTGTTTCTTCCTTCTAGAGTTAAGGAAGAATGGAAAACACTTGATGGTCGAAGTGTGCGCCCTGTCCAACAGGGTTCTATCGGGGATGCAAAATCCTTTATGGAAGCACACCGAGACCTAGAAGACTATGAAATCTGTGGTCAGACTCGTTTTCTTAATCAGTACATCTTTGAGACGTACCCTGATGAGGACATGAAGTTTGATATGAATCAGATTCGTATCTTCACTCTTGATATTGAGACGGGTGCCGAGAATGGTTTCCCTGACATCGAGTCGGCTGACCAGGAGATCCTTCTGATCAGCATTAAAGACTCTACAACGGGCAAGATCACAGTGTATGGTTCACGTCCCTTCATGAATACAGAGAAGGACGTGCAATACCTACAGTTCCAGACCGAGGAAGGTTTGTTGAAAGGATTCCTCCACGATTGGCAGGCAAACTGCCCTGACGTGATCACTGGATGGAACGTACAACTGTTCGATATGCCGTATATCATCCGCCGCATAGAGCGTATCCTTGGTGAGAAAGAAGCAAAGCTTCTCTCGCCTTGGAAGAACATCTATCCACGTAGGATCTTTATCAAGGGTAGAGAACAACTTGCTTATGACATCACTGGTGTAGCAACACTAGACTATCTTGAGTTGTATCGTAAGTTTACTTACACCAACCAAGAATCTTATCGTCTAGATCATATTGCATTCGTAGAACTAGGTCAGAAGAAACTTGACCACAGTGAGTATGATACTTTTAAAGAGTTCTATACTAAAGACTGGCAGAAGTTTGTAGAATATAACATCATTGACGTTCGCCTGGTTGACAGGTTGGATGACAAGATGAAACTGCTAGAACTAGCTGTCACCATGGCGTATGATGCCAAGGTAAATTTTGAGGATGTGTATTCACAGGTCCGTATGTGGGATAACATCATCTATGTGTATCTTGCACGTCAGAAGATTGCTATCCCACCTAAACGTAAATCACAAAAAGATGCGAAGTATGCTGGAGCGTATGTTAAAGAACCTATTCCAGGGATCTATGACTGGGTTGTCTCTTTTGACCTCAACTCCCTATACCCTCACCTCATTATGCAGTACAATCTCTCGCCAGAGACGCTGCTACCCACCCGTCACCCCAGTGCAAACGTCGAGAGACTACTTGCTAAAGAAATAGACACAAGCTCCTTGGAGGGGGTCACAGTGTGTCCTAACGGCACCTATTACGACACGACAAACCAGGGTTTCTTGCCCAAGCTGATGGAGAAGATCTATCAGGAACGAACCATCTACAAGAAAAAGATGCTCGCTGCCAAGCAGCAGTATGAGAAGACACCTACTGTCGCATTACAGAAAGAAATCTCTCGCTGTAACAACATTCAGATGGCAAGGAAGATCCAACTCAACTCTGCTTATGGTGCCATTGGTAACGAACACTTTCGATACTTTCGATTGGAGATTGCTGAAGCAATCACACTATCAGGTCAGTTGTCTATCCGATGGATTAGTGACAAGACCAATGCATACTTGAACAATATTCTGAAGACAAATGACATTGATTACGTTATTGCTTGCGACACCGATTCTATGTATCTTAACCTCGGTCCTTTGGTGCAGGAGGTATTCAAGGGACGAGAGGCAAATGATGAAGTCATTGTTGGGTTCCTTAACAAGGTGTGTGAGGTGGAATTTGAGAAGTTTATTGAAAGTTCTTACCAAGAACTCTCCACTTATGTTCGGGCATACGCGCAGAAGATGAAGATGAAGCGGGAGAACATCGCTTCCAAGGGCATCTGGACCGCCAAGAAACGATATATCCTCAACGTCTGGGACAGTGAGGGTGTTCGTTACAATGAACCAAAGATGAAGATCTGTGGTATGGAAACGGCACGTTCATCTACCCCTGCGTTCTTCCGAGACAAACTCAAGAAAGCTTACACCATCATTATTAATGGTGACAATGATGATGTGATTAAATTCATTGATGAAGTAAGAGAAGAGACGAAAAACCAAGAGTATCAGGACATTGCGTTCCCTCGTGGTTGTAATAATCTCTCCAAGTATCAGTCAAGAACTGATATCTATTCTAAAGGTACACCTATTCACGTTAGGGGTGCTCTGTTGTACAATTTTTACGTGAGAAAGTACAAGATTCAAAACAAACATGCGTTGATACAAGAGGGCGAGAAGATTAAGTTCTTATATTTGAGAACTCCCAATCCAATCATGGAGAATACTATCTCCTTTATGGGTAGAATACCCACAGAGTTCAATATCGAAAGATATATCGATCACAAGATGCAGTTTGAGAAATCATTCTATGAACCTCTCAAGAATGTGCTAAACTGTATTGGCTGGGACTCCGAGAAAACTATTTCACTACTATCATTTTTATAATTATGGACTTCTTATCTTCTATCCTCAAGGACACCAAGAATGAGTTTGCTTCTCGTGCATCTGATGGCATTGCTGCTGGTGACGTTGAAACTTTTGTTGATACTGGAAGTTATATCTTTAATGCCCTGGTTAGTGGCAGCATTTTTGGAGGTATTCCCTCCAATAAGATCACTGCTCTTGCAGGAGAATCGGGGACTGGAAAGACTTTCTTTTGCCTTTCTGTCGTTCGTAATTTCCTTGATCTTGATCCTGATGCTGGCGTCCTTTATTTTGAAACCGAGTCTGCCATTAGTAAGCAGATGATTGAGAGTCGTGGTATTGACTCCAAGCGTATGGTAATTTTCCCTGTCAATACAGTGGAGGAGTTCAGGACCCAGGCAGTCAGGATCATCGACAAATATATGGAAACTCCTAAAGAGGAACGCAAACCTCTCATGTTTGTGCTAGACTCTCTTGGTATGCTAGCCACCAACAAAGAAGTGCAAGACGCCACGGACGACAAGCAAGTTCGTGACATGACAAAATCACAATTGATTAAGTCTTGTTTCAGGATTCTTACATTGAAACTTGGCAAGGCTAACATACCTATGCTAGTTACTAATCACACCTATGATGTCATCGGTTCTTACGTCCCTACAAAAGAAATGGGAGGAGGTAGTGGTCTCAAATATTCCGCCTCTACAATCGTTTATCTCGGAAAGAAAAAGGAGAAAGATGGAACGACTCTCGTCGGAAACATTATCAAATGCGAGGCTAAAAAGTCTCGTCTGACAAGAGAAGGTTCCAAGATTGAAACAAGACTGTTCTTTGACGAGCGTGGACTTGAGAAATATTATGGGTTGCTTGAGCTTGGTGAGGCAGGAGGTTTGTGGAAGAATGTTGCTGGTCGATACGAAATGGATGGCAAGAAAGTCTATGCCAAACAGATTTTGAAAGACCCTGATCAGTATTTCACACCCGAAGTTCTTGCCAAACTAGATAAACAGGCGCAGAAGACATTCTTGTATGGAGCAGACGATGACGGAGAAGCTTGAACACTCTATATTAAGAAACCTGCTTTGTAATGAAGAATACTTTCGGAAGGTAGTCCCTTTTGTCAAAGGAGACTACTTTCAGGATCAAACGGAGCGAGTTTTATTTGAAGAGATTCAAGATTTTTCTAATAAGTATGACAAGTATCCGACCAAAGAAATCTTAATCATTAATCTAACTCAACGTAATGATCTTACTGAAGAAATTTACACGCAAACTGTATCGTATGTTAACTCGCTTGGTACAGAGTTTATTGAGACGAAGTGGTTGGTCGATGCGACGGAGAAATGGTGTCAGGAGAGGGCAGTATACAATGCCCTCCTCGAATCTATCAAAATCGCAGAGGGATCGGGTGAACAGGAAGTATCAAAGGATGCGATCCCAAGTATCCTACAACAGGCTCTCGCAGTATCGTTTGATGAACACATCGGACACGACTACGTTCAGAATGTAGACGAAAGATACGACTATTATCACCTTGAAGAGCACAAGATTCCCTTTGACATTGATAAGCTGAATCTAATCACCAAGGGTGGTATTCCTAACAAGACACTCAACGTTGCTCTTGCTGGAACTGGTGTTGGTAAGTCACTATTCATGTGTCATATGGCAGCAGCATGTCTTTCTATTGGATATAATGTCCTCTACATCACACTGGAGATGGCAGAAGAAAAGATTGCTGAACGTATTGATGCTAACCTCTTGAATGTTAACATCCAAGAGATTGGTGAGATGCCTGAAGCTATATTCAAAAGTAGAGTCAATGAAATTGGTAGGAAATCTCAAGGTAAATTGATTATCAAAGAGTATCCTACTGCTGCAGCACACTCTGGTCACTTTAAGTCATTGTTGAGTGATCTCTCACTTAAGAAAGACTTCAGACCTAACATAATCTTTGTTGATTATCTAAACATCTGTGCTTCATCACGATACAAAGGACACATTGTTAACTCTTATACCTATGTCAAAGCGATTGCGGAAGAGTTACGAGGTCTGGCGGTCGAACATGACCTACCTGTTGTCACTGCTACTCAAACTACTCGCAGTGGTTTTGGTAATAGTGATGTTGATCTTACAGATACTTCTGAATCTTTTGGTCTTCCCGCTACTGCCGATCTTATGCTTGCTCTCATATCTACTGAAGAGTTAGAGCAGTCGGGTCGTATCATGGTCAAGCAACTCAAGAACAGATACAACGATGCTGCTTATTACAGACGCTTCACTGTAGGCATTGACAGATCAAAAATGAAGCTGTATAATGTCGATGATTCTGAAGGTGATATCCTATCTTCTGATTCTCCTGAAGAGGAGACCATTGACCGCCTAGACGACATCTCTGACAGGCAATCTAGACTAGACAAATTTTCCCAATTCGTAATCTAAACATGACCATTCAATTTGAACGCTATGAAGAATTTGTGGCAGCAGTTACTTCAGAGTGCTCTACAAATTTTGTTGACTTTGCTGATCGTATTGGTGATCTGGATCGACAAGGTGCCAATATTGAGAGACTTCTTACTGCTGGGGTTGGAATTAATGCTGAAGGTGGTGAGTTCCTTGAGATCATTAAGAAAATGGTCTTCCAAGGAAAACCGTGGAACGAAGATAATCGTGAGCA